TCACGCCGAGCGCGATAGGCCCAAGCGCGGCGGTAGACGCAAGGCCGAATGTTCCGGCGACAACGCTGCCGATTTTCATGGCGGCAGTCACGCCGGAAACGCCCGCGGCAACTGCGCCGAGGATTCCAACGGTAGTGGTCAAGCCCTGCACAACGGCAGGATTTTCCTCCACAAATTCCGTCAGCCCTTGCAGCATTTCGTTGCCAACGTCGGCAGCCTCACGGATTGCAGGGGTGTACACATCGCCTACCGCAATTTTGAGATTGGTAAAGCTGTTTTGCATGGCGGCCAACTTGGATTCAGTCGTGCTGTATCTCTTGTTAGCCTCGTTTGTCAAAGCAACATTTTCATCCCACGCGGTATTTGCCGTCTGGACGGCGCTGTCCATTTGGTCGGCAGCCAGAGCGAGGGATTTTAGCATATTGCTCTGGCGAACGCCAGACAGCTTCAGTTCATCAAGGACAAGGGTCGCGCTTTCGCCCTGCTCATCGAGCTGCCCCAAACCGCGAATAAAGGCGGTCAGCGCGCTTAGGGCGTTATCATTCCACGCGGCAGCAAATTCCTCGCTGCTCATGCCGGCAACTTCGGCGTAAGTAGCAAGGGACTCTCCCCCTTTGACAACAGCCTTTTCCATTGCGCTCAAGGTCTGCGTCATGGCCGTGCCGCCTGCCTCGGCCTCGATGCCAACGCTGGACATGGCCGCGGACAAAGCAAAAATCTCAGGCTCGGTCAAGCCCGCCAGCTTGCCAGCGGACGCAAGGCGCGTACCCATTTGCGTGATGTCGCTCTCAGTTGTGGCGAAATTATTGCCCAAATCAACGATGACAGAGCCGAGGCGGGAATAGTTATCCGCGCTCGTGCCCGTGATGTTGGCAAACTTTGCGAGAGCAGTCGCCGCGTCCTCTGCGGTCAGGTTCGTGCTTTCGCCCAGGTCTATCATGACCCTTGTAAACGAGGTCACGTCCTCGGTGGCAATGCCAAGCTGTCCGGCAGCTTCGGCCACAGCAGCAATCTCGGACGCGCTGGCGGGCATCTCCGTGGACATCTCTTTGATTTCCGCGTTGATTTGCGCAAGCTGCTCGTCCGTGCCGTCTACGGTCTTATACACGCCCGTTACGGCACTTTCGTACTCAATGGATGCCTGCGCGGCCTCAACAAAGCCGTCCTTGATTTTGCTCAAGGCTTCGTATATCTTTGCAGCCGCAAACGCCTCGCTTACGGCAGTGACTGCATCGACACCCTGAGAGCCAAACTCACTGACACTTTCTGCGGCAGCGTCCTGCTTGGTTTTCAGCTCGGTGTACTTGTTTTTCAGCTTTTCGGTTTCGCCTGCGAGGTCGGACGTGTTCACGCCCGCCTCTTTCAAGGCGGCGCCTGTCGAGTCAAGCCGCGTCTGCTGCCGTTCCAGCGTCGAGGTGGTATCCCTGATACGTTGCTCCAGCTTCAGCTTTTCACGCTCAAGCTCGGTAGTAGAGCCAGTTGTTTCGCTGATTTCCGTCTGGAGCAGTTCGTGCTGAGCTTTAAGGTTTTCGAGCTTGGCGGTGGTGGAGGTGATTGCGGTTTGTAGTTTCTGGTAAGACGAAACGTCGGACTGCGTTTTTTGCAGAGATTGAATTTCGTTTCCCAGCCGCGCAAACTCGCTTTGAGCTTTCGATAGGGTGCTGTTGAAGCTGCTCCCCATCTGTGCCCCAAGCTGGAAAAGCATTTGATACTCTTTTCGGCTACTTGCCATTTGCCCCCTCCTTTCTTTCGGCCAAAACATTGTTGTTTGCCGCTATCCACCGGCGCAGCTCAACAAGCGTTAAGTCGAGCCAAAACGGTATCGGCGTACTGGTGTTATGCGCCAGCGTCATGCACTGTTTCCGAAGCCATAGCCCGCCGTCAGCGGTTATGACTTCGTTGCGAGCAAAAAAGAGCGCATCTTAGAGCGCACCTTGTTGAACTCGTACATGGGCATAGCCATTAGCGCGTTGAGTGGGATTTGCTCCTCGCAGGCGCGGCAAGCCATACGGCTCATGTAGTCGCCCGAAAACTCCGGCGCAATCAGGCCCTTGCCGAGCATGGACATCTCGTTTTCAATGGCGAGGCTATCCTTGCCAGTCAGCTTCGCGCAGTTGAGAGTCAGCTTATCGTAGGTTCTGCCCTCGTAGGTGAACGGCTCTTTCAGCTTGATAACATAGACATACGGGCTGGCGGCGGTTGCGGCCTCGGTCTTGACCTGTTCAGCCTCAGCCTCGGCAGCTTTCAGCTCTTCGTCCTCAAAAGCGGCATTTTTCGTCAACATAAAAAGCTCCTTTCAAAAATATGCCGGAGCGGTACAAAACCGCCCCGGCGATGAACTATCGAATAATTACTTGCCGAGTGCCTTGCGGGCGGACTCGAAATAGTCCACGCCGTCCACAACGCATCTCATGGCGTACGGGTCAATCTCCCACAGCTGCTCGCCGTCTTTATACGCGGCGTAATAGTACACCGTGTACTCGCCGGACGCATTTGCGGCAGACGCAGGAGCAATCTCGCCGACGCTGGTCTTCTTGGGCTTGGCAATCAGGACATACTTATCCGCCCAAATGCCTTTCTCGGCATTGACGTTATCCCAGTACTGCTCGGCCACACGGAAATCAAGCTGATGCTTAGTCGGCGACATCAGCTTTACAGCAGCATCGGTCACGGACAGGAAATTGAGCGTGGTGCTCATGGCCTCCACCATGCCTGCGAACACAGCCTCGATGTTGCCGCCAATACCCGCGCCGTTGAGCGTTGCGGTCAGGAAAGAAACATCGGGCGGGGTCCACTTGGAAATGCCAACGAAGTTGACGTTGTCCTCGTAGACCTCAAAATTAACATGACCTTCAGGCTTCATTTGTCAGTTCCTCCTTTACGCGGTCAGCGCGCTCTCGACATACGACGTGTCGTACTCAAGCACGAAGTCGATTTCCTGCGCGGGGCTGGGCGGGGTGATATAGATGTGGATCTTGATGATGCCTGCCATGAGGCTGGTCAGCGGGTTCTCGCTGTCGATAATGGCCACACGGGCGCCAAGCAGATACTCGTTGCCAACAAGGCCGGACAGCCAGATGTTGACGGTATCCTTGATAGTGTCGAGCAGGCGGCGATTCATCGGCTTGTCCAGCTTGGACCAGAACGTCTTGATAAGCGTGTTGCCCACGAAGTCGAACATACGGCTCACGGGGATAAAATAATCCTTGACATCGGTGTTGCTGGGGTAGCAAGCGGTGTAGTTGTTGCGGCAAGTCCAGCCCATGCTCATAAAGTTGAGCGCGGTCACAATGCCATAGCCCGCGATGATGTTGCTCTGGTCGAACGTGAGGTTTACCTCCGTGCCGTCTGCGAGGCAGCAGGTGTCCATCTGGAAATTTTTGTTCGAGGGAGACTCGTAGGGAACGCCCTCATTACCAGTGTCCACCTGCGCCATAAGTCCGGCGAGCTGGGTGCTCATGTGGAACTTATAATCGCCGAGCTTCATCATCGGCCAGCAGACGATTTCGTTCTCGTCCACAAGGTTGTTTTTGTTCTTGTAGGCCACGAGGTCGCTGTACCTGGTCACGCCGTCAGCGGAGCAATCCACATCAATAATCGCCTTGCCGCGGAACAGACCGTTGATAGATTCGGCTTTCGTTGCCATAACTGCGGCAACGGTGGAAAGGTGCGAGTAGCCTGGCGCGCAAATCGTATCGGGGATAATGCCCACACGGTTCATGCAGGCGTCAATTTCGCCCACGCCGGACACAATGTCGGCGGTGGTGACGGAATCGAGCTTGACCATCTTGTAGGCAATATTTAGCGTTGTGGCATCGTAGGCTTCGCTGCCGGACAGCAGCTCAATGGTGCAGGTACTCTCGACGCCGGACTTGCTGGTGTAGTACACGCCGTAGTCGGTATCGAGGACGAGCGCAGTTGTGCCGTTTTTCACAACAAGGCTCGTGTCGTTGACAGCCTCGAACGGCAGCGTTACCTTGTGGTCGGAAACGTCATAATCCTTTGCGGCCACAGCCGTGGTGCTCGAGGTGTCCAGCACGTTAAGGAAAACGGCGGGCTGGCAGCCATAGAGGACAAAGTGCGAATAAATGGCCTCGCACAGCGTGTAGTTGTCCCAGTCGTCGGAGTAGCCAAGCTGCTCTACGGCCTCGTCCCAGCTGGTAGCCAGCACAGGCACATTAACGGCAGCGGGAGATTCGGCGGTATGCACAGGGGCTTTACCGACGAAAAACGGAATGCCGGAATCGGCCACGACCGGGGTGCTGACGGCAGTGGCTTTTTCGCTTACATGTACGCCAAGATTAGGCATGGTTGTACCTCCTTACTTCTTCCCGGCAAGTTTATTGTAATTCACATACAGGATATTGCCGGGGGTCTTTGCTTTCTGGTGCGCAACGGGAAGGTCATCGCCGGACACGATAAGCGTCCGCACGAGGGGCTTTTTCGCAATGGCATCAGCGGCAGCGGTCAGGGCATCGTCAAGGGTGCCCTTGAACACCGCGCCGTGGGAAATCAGCCCCGGAAGATTGGGGCCGATGTAACAATAAAAGCCCGCAGCACAGCTGACGGGCTTCTTTGCTTCGGCTGTGGCCGCTTCTGTGGCGGTCGTCTTAGCGGTTTTCTCGCTCATAAAATCACCTTTCTTTCGATAGATGGGAGTTTCCATACGGACATCATTTCACCTGCGTAATAC